TTCATCCCCAATCCAGTCGGTTGTAATCCATTATCACTACTGTCATAATTATCTCTGGCTCCTTGAACAGCGGGAAAAAGTGGATTTAATATGTTACCACTATAATCACCCGTATCTTGTCCTATTTCTGAACTGGAGGAAACCAATTCTGTAGAAGCTGATTTAAATAAATCTAAAGAACTTGATTTCGCCGTTGGAGGATTAAATACACTAAGAGCGGTTTCAAATGCGGATTTATCCATAACTGTTAAATCTTCAAATGATTCATTAGTTCCACCATAATTTCCATCATCATCACCAACAGGTTTCCAGGATGAATCAGGAACCATTCCCTCAGGAACAATTTGTGCAATTGCGAACATTGTATTTTCTTCTCTTGTTGGCATAATTTGTTTTGATGTAATCTCTAAATTAGTATATACCTTATCAACATTATCATTAAGTACTACCACATTTAAATCTGTATCAATTGCGACTACAGTAAGATTAGATGTCCATGCCGTACTTGATAATTCTGATCCCATTACCAATTTCGATGCATCAGAAGTAGATATAGTATTTCCTGTAACATTTGTTATTAAATTTAATGTTGTATTAGCAGTTATAGTAAATTCTTCAAAATCATGCGTGAATCTTTTTAATCCAAAATAATCTCCAATTTTAGGTGGAGAAACATCAACTTCTGCAGAACCTTGTTCTAAAGTATGAGATAAAGTAACAAACTGATCTAAGGTAGAATTAAATTCTACAGAACCGATATTAGCATATGCAAATTTTTCATTCCAGTTTCCCGCTTCTGTAGTAACACTATCCCCAAATGTAACGGTGTTTCCAAATGCCATGTCGATTCCAGGATTGACATATGGAGTTGTATTAGCCATTAAATCTATTAATTTTCCCGTTTCTCTACTTCTAACAAAATAATAATCACCAATATAATTACTATAAGTATTAGACGTTCCATCCGCCTCAGTTGATGATACGGTACTTCCAGGAGTATCACTTAAAGAAATTGTATAATTAAGATCTTTATCTCGAATTAAAACACCGAATTTGGGGTTTCCTCCCGCTCCACCGGTTAAAGAAGGATATGTAAAAGATGTTACTCCTGCATAGTCACTTGGAGAACCTAAATTAAATTTTAAAATATCACTACTACTTGCTCCCAAACAATTTGCTCTTATTTGAGCATTTGCTAATGCTAATGCAGGAACATCTGCTGAAGCAGCCACACCTGCACATAAATTAGCAAACGCATCTTCAAATAATTCCAATTCTCCGATAATTCCTAATCTCGCATCTATCAAACTTTGAGGTAGAGCTTCAATATCTTCTTTAGTTTCTAATATTTTTTCAACTTGAGATGTCATGCTGGTGGTCCTGTTACTACTACTGGTGGTGAACCAGGAATCATTGCTGTTATTACTATTTGTGTTGTATAATTATTTATCGCATCTGCAATATCTGAGCCAAATTGTGCTCCAGAAGCTGGCTGTTTTGAAAAAATTTTACCCATTTTTGTTAAAAACATTGGAAGACCCGCTGTCGTTACTATAGAAATTTGGTTTGAACATTGTAATGTCATAAAAGCTCCATCAATTTTCTTCGCAACCTTTTGCCCTATCAGTGCTGGTATTGGTGATTGCTTTTGCATAATTTTCCCTATTTCTAAATTTAATGTTTGTAATTTCGGCATAGCTGCGTAATTTCCCCCAGCCGGATCCATTGCATTAGAAATATACTGTTCTACTCCATCCTTAATTATCTTCCCTACATCTAATCCTGTTGTATTAGCTTTTGCGAATCCGGATTGTAATCCTGCTTTTATTTGTGGCATTCCTAAAGGCATATTGTCCTTACATTATACATTGCATAATTTTTGTTTTAACTAAATTTAGTGCCGCAGTATTTAATGGCATTCCACTATTTCCTGAACCAGTAGGCACTGTTATCTTTGTAATTTCATCTATTAAATCATCAAAACATGATTTTAAAGACTTTCCTGCACCACTAATAGATAACGGTGCACCAGATTTTAAACTATACGTTCCAAACGTTCCTGAAAATGCGACGGGTGATTGCATCACTATTCCAGCTGGAGAAATTACAATTTTTCCAAGAGTTCCAGTATTACCTAAAAATAAATTAATATAACCTGTGGCGCCAACCGCACTTTCTGCCGCATTGATCTCTATGGGTGCTAATCCTGTATGTAATTTAATTCCAGATCCCGCAATAAATGGCGTTCCTATAGTTTGAATATCGATGGCGCCTATAGATGTGGTAATATTGACATCACCAGATCCAGATAATCCAACAGTACCTTCTGATCTCATCTTAATTTGTGAAGCATCTGCAAATAGGGGGCCTTCAGCGTCAAGTCGCATTAATCCTGTTGTATTTAATTCTAAAGTACCACCACCAGAAATAGTAGATCCTTTTTTTGTACCTACCATAAAACTAGTTGTATTCGATTCATATCTATCAGAAGTAATATAATAATTTCCACCATCAACATTTGCATAATATGATCCACCCGCTCCAACTTTTAAAGAAAAATTTCCTTGTGTGGATTGTTGATCTCTATTAACAAATAACTGAAAACTCTTATCAATTGTTTCAATCTTATGTCCTTCAATATGTTCATATGAATTTGAATGGACTATATTATACGCCTCATTTACTGATTTTGTTACTACAGTTCCGTCAGGATGATATTCTAAAAATGATCCTGACCTATGATATAAATGTACTCTTTCAGAATCAGGAGTATCATCAAATTCAAAAACATGTCCACTTTCCGTTTGTTGTACATGATTATATGGATATACTGCATTATATGGTGGTAGAGGTTCAGAAAATCTATTTATTATTGGTTTAAGTAATGCTTCTTTAAATTTATCAGAACTGAGCTGAAGTGGAGTAAGAAAAGGCAGGTTCATATTCTTTCTTATATTTACTATTGAACCAAAATCACCACCAGTACCCACATTTACTTGGCCCGCATTGCGTGAATTTTTCTTTCTTTTTAAAATAGAATACTGACTTTCTGTTCTTTTTCCATCTTCAGAAGTTCTTAATTTTGATGTTGGATCACTATATCCTCTTGCTAATCTATTTGTAGTTGGTTCATTCAAATAATGATAAGAAGGAAAAGGAGAAAGTTGTTCTTGTTCAGTAATTATTACACCATCACCCGCACCAGAATATTCTAATATTTCCGGTTCTCGAGGAACTTTATCTGATTGTCTTGTATCAGCGCCAAGTAATAAAGATCTAACTCTTTTTTTAGCGGCTTCTAAACTAAATGGGTGTGTATCAGATGCAATTGCATTGTCATACATCCTAGCATCATAAAAACCTATTTGAGCCGTATAAATTTCTCTCACATCTTGTTCAGGAACTCCGTGTAATGTACCCATCATTACTGGTTCTTGTGCTTCTCTTCCATCACGAAAAAATCCCATTACCCAAGTTCCCTCTACAGGCCCAAGTGGGGTTTGTCCAACTCCCGTCTGAGAAGCAGAGGTTATTGGCATCAATGGAAAAGCCCACGGCAAATCTATAGGAGGCATTAATTTTTTATCATCAGTATGCCAACCCAAACAGCGAACTTTACATCTACCTAAGTACATTGGATCATGTCTATCTTCAACAACACCAACCCACCAAATAAATTCCATTCCCATAGAATCAGAAGTTAACATATTTTCTTATCTCCCACTTTGACCTTTCATTCTTCCAGATACAGCAAGTGCTTCATCTGTATCTTTGCCTTCCCATGTGCCAAAATTAGATGGAACATAATCAGTTCCTGGTAATTTTCTAGATAATCCATCTTTCATTACATGTAAGCTTAAAGAATGTTCAATTCTACTCTGCGTTTTTTGAAAAACATGTGATAATCTTGTTACTACAAATTTTCCAGAAGCCAAAGTCGACTGCCTCATTGTCATATTACCAGTGAGCTCACCTAATTTGGTCGGTAATTGTAAATTTATAACATCACCAACCTCTCTGTGTGTATTTCCTGGAACCGTTATTTGATATATGAAATTATTCAATAATTGATCTTGCATTTTTCTTTTAGCATACCAATTTTCTATGTGTGTTTCTCTTAATCTAGAATCTTGAGGAGCTCCTTCACTATTAATATCCGTAAATCTCACATAACAACCTTCATTCGTCGATTTTAATGAAACATTCGCTTGAGGTTTTCCTATTACGTCTGATCCTCTAGATATTACAGGGGCATCAGATAAATGAAATGTATCATCATCAATGACATATGTTTGATGTTGATGTTTAGAATTATTTTCAACAGTATTTCCAAAATCATTTGCAGTAGTGGGAGGTAATACTTGAATCAGTGCACCAGTTTCAGCATCCGTTCGAATATTTCCAGCGTCTAAATAACCTTTCTTATAATATAAATCATGATAATCATGACGCATTCTTATAATATTATGGGTTATTAATCTATTTCCATACATACCATTTTTTAAATTGGTATCAACAGATATTGAAGATACTCTTTGATAATCGAGAATCTTATGGCTTTCAATAGCTACTTCATCATATGCATTTTTATAAGATAATCCCACAGGAGCAGAAACATATTGAATTTTTTCATTTCCTTGCATTAATGTCTCTAAAGATTTAAATTTAAATCCTCCTCTTATTGTATCATAAAAACAATAAAATGCTCCCTTTGTATCTTTTCCTTCTTCAGTAAGTCCTGCAGCTTGGAATAATCCCGGATCAACTTGACCAGCATCATAGCCTTGAGCTGCGGTTCCCGATCCTGCTGCTTCAGCTCTGGATGCTAAAAATAACATTGCCTGAAAAGGTGTTAAATTTGGTATAGTGAAATTGTGCTCAGACTTTGTGGTTTCAACATCTAGAACTCTTTCCGGAATCTCCAGATTTGCAGTCGCGGCACCAGAAGTGTGTGGATTGATATAATCTTCATATATATTTTCAACCATATCACTAATTTTCATTCCAGCATAACATTTTTGAACTTTTGTTGCTAAATTAATAACATATTCAATACTAGTGAAATTTAAAGTATAGGTAACTAATCTATCATTTTTGGGATCTATATTAAAATTTGTTACTTTTACAACTCGAAAATATCTATCTATTTTATCTTCAGGTATATCTGCTCCAACAGATTGAAAGGATATATGAAGAACCTCTTCTCCAATAATAGGTATTCTTTCAAATAACCCAGTTGCATCACCAATATCTATATATCCACTAACATAAGGAGAAAATATATTTTCAGTAATCTCACATCTAGTAAACATTTTTGTAAGATCAACAATACCTCCGGGAAAATTATTAGGACTAATTATACTAAAATGGTTAATTTTAACATGTCCCGCATACTTAGGGATTGTATGTGCCGTTTGTAAACGGTCACCATTGAAAATAATTGAATCATAATTATTAGATGCCATTTATATACCTTAACTAAACATATTTCTTGCTGTTTCCAAAATCTGCTCGACCCAAGAATCATCTATCAAAGCAATTGTCTTTTTACTATCATTGCGTAAAATCTCATATTCATAATCAGACACAGTTCTTTCCATACCATCACCCTGTGCGGCAACAAGTTGATAACGAGTTGCATCTACTTCATAAAATCTCTCTTCTATTCTTTCTTGTCCTGCACTTGCTGGAACTAATTTTTGTAGTATTTCTTCATAATGATGAACTCCACTATGGGCGGCATCTAAGCTTCCATATTTACATATTATATGTTTTCTTAATTCGTCTTGAGATAATGGCCAATCAAAGATAGGATCAAGAATATTATTTGCTAAGAATATAAGCCAAACATATTCAAATCCACCATAATATCGAAGAGATAATGTATCAGCCCGTTCTCCTTCAGGAATATTATAAAGCTGCTTAGTATATACAGCTGATTTTATAGAAGATTTTAATCTATGTCTTAATGATATATCAGTTACTAATTTTTGATGAATTATATCTATTTTTTTTCCAGCATGATTTGTGCCGGTATCAAATTTATAATACAATGCTGGCATATTTTTAAAATATTCTGACATTATTTGTAAGGCCCTTCACCTGTTTGATAAGAATGATACACGCCCTTTTCTTTGCCATCGCCACCTTCCCACGTGAAATTTACCGGGCCTCCAGCAAGTCTCGCCTTACGCGCTCTTATAAATGCCGCCGTCCAACCGCCCGGGCCCGCGCCTGCGCCGTTGGGCGAGGTGCGTGCAGGTGCGGGTTTTTCACGTGTGGGTGCAACTTCGGATGATTGGACTGCATCAGAAGTAGAGTTGTCCAACAGATCTATATTCTCTAAAATAAATTCTGTTTCTTGAAACACTAATGATAATTTTGTATGTACTGGAAGTGGATCTCCAACTGGATTATCATAAAATGTCGGGCCTGATGCTGATGCATCAAAATTTATATCCATAGCTGTTAATACAGACCTTCTTATTCCCATTTGATCAAATCTTTTAGGTCCAGCTGATGTACCAATATAAAAATCAATAAAAAATTCGTGTGGAAAATCAAAATACACACTCTTCATTCCATAAAAATTATTCATTTTTGGTAACATTCTTCTTTTAAAGGTTTGAACGATATTTCTTACCGCAACAGCTTCTGTATAATTTCTTGGCCAAAAATCGAATGTCATATCATGTGTTCTAAATGCTCCAGGGCCTTGATATATCATAGCAATGTGTGGATTTATCCCTACTCCAAACGTAGCTGAAACCGGCGCTAAAGATCCACCAAAATTTGCTATCGCTAATGCTCCCGCACTTGATGCAAAATCTTTTACATCATCTGAAAGGCCTTCCACCCCCGCTGCTATTGCTTCAGATACGGACTTACTACCTAGACCCTCGCCCACAGCCTTCATTCCTATTCCCGCTAAAACACCAACTACTGCAGCGACTCCTTTAAACCTTTTTGCTAATGTAGACGCAACAGCGGCACCGGTCATACCAGCACCCATAGTAGCTCCAGAAGATTCAAAAATTGCTCCACCTGTTAGGGGTGTAAAATTTCCTGTAAATTTAGTTTTCATTGATCCAGGTGGAATATGTAATGCTATGTCAGATGCCCCGAATTCAGCCCCCCTACCGCGATTTCTAGGTCCTCCTGGTTGTGCATGAAATAATATAAAATTTTGAGTATCTGTCTGGACTTCTCCTAAAGTTAATGGATATTTTAATACTGATGCTCCTTCACCCATCGTGACACCACCATAAGCTACCGTTGCTGCTCTACTATTCATCAAATTTGGATCTGACATTTTGCTTTTCTTTCTAAATATAAATGTATCTTAAAAACTATTCATTTCTATTTATATGGCATACAAAGGAAAATACAAACCAAAGAATCCTAATAAATATAAGGGTAATCCCACAAAGATCATTTATAGGTCTGGTTGGGAAAGAAAAGTGATGGAAAAATTGGATTTAAGTTCTCAAGTGGAGCAATGGGCGTCTGAAGAAGTCATTATTCCGTATAGATCACCAATTGATAGAAAAATTCATCGATATTTTCCGGATTTTTGGGTCAAATTTGCGAATAAAAAGGTTGTGATTATCGAAGTCAAGCCGAACAAAGAGACAAAACCGCCCAAAATGAAGGAAAAATCGAGAAAATTCATCAGGGAAGCCAAAAAATGGGGCGTGAATGAGGCGAAATGGAAAGCCGCGACCGAATTTTGTAAAAATAGTGGATGGAATTTCTTAATTCTAGATGAATATGACTTAGGAATCAGAAAAAGAAGGAAAAATGGCGGAAACACCGAAAAATAGTGGAAATTTAATAGATATTTTACAAGATGTGATAAAAAGAAAACAAATTCCACAAGAAAATATAAAATCTGCTCAATGGTTACAAAATAAAATTAGAAATTTTAGAAGAAATTTAAATGTTAAATTAGATGACTCTAGTATGTCCGCTGATCAGTTTATGGAAGGGTCTAATTTGATACAAAAGAGAAGAATGACCAAAGCTAGATTAACATTATTCTCATATAAAGCAAAACATGAAAAAACTTTACCATATTATGACAGATTTCCCTTATCAATGATCATAGGTAAAGAAGTAGATGGATTTATAGGATTAAATTTTCATTATTTGCCGTATCAACATAGAGCAAGACTATTAGATGCCGTCGCATTTGGAAATGTGATTAATTGGAATACATTAAAGAGAAATAAAGTGACTCGACCATGTATTAAAAAATATTTAACAAGTCATGTTCAAGGAGCAAATGGTATGGTAATAGAAGGAATTGAACAATTAAAATTTGCAATATTTTTACCAATAGAACGTTTTAACACCAGAAAAGAAAAAGTCTGGGAAGATTCAAAAAGGATGTTATAATGCCAGCAGGATTTAAACAATCAGAACATTTTATCGCAGCGATAAACAAACATAAAGGCCCCTCAAAGGCAAACAAATATCAACTTACAGGTCCATATGGTGTTATTGTAAATGGAATTGCAAACAATCTTGGATTTGATATGCGGGATTTTAAATTTATGTGTGATGCCGCAAATTTACCTGGAAGAAATTTGGCGACTACAGAATTTAGAACAGGTAGTGTATCTAAATCATATGTCCACTCTAATAATTTTAACCCAACAATAACTTTATCTTTTATACTAACTGATGATATGTTTATTAAAAAAGTTTTCGATAGATGGATGGATGATATCATCGGTCTCACTGATGCAAAATTGCAAGGTGCCGTAGTACAAAACTTAACAAATTATCCAGACGAGTATTGTGGAAGTTTTGGTATAAAAAAACTTGCAACAAATTTATCTAGCAGTCCTGCAAGTGCTTCACATATAGATACTTATCATGTGGAAATAATGGAAGCATTTCCCAAACAGATTAATCCTATCACATTAACTTACGGTTCTCAGGACATAGTGAAATTACAAGTCGTGATGGCTTATTCCCGGTGGAGAATAATACGTGGTTATTGACAATGACCGGTTTGATACATAAAATAATAATTATATAATTAGGAGATATTATGAGTTTACCCAAGATTGATATTGCAACATTTAGCACTACTCAACCTTCTGCAAAAAATAAAAAACTTACATTTAGACCATTTTTAGTAAAAGAAGAAAAAATACTAATGATGGCAATGCAAGGGGAAAATATAGAAGAACAAGTGGTTGCAATTAAACAAATCATAAACAATTGTTCACAACAGGAATTTGATGTTGATTCAGTTCCTTTATTCGATTTAGAATGGATATTTTTACAATTAAGAATACATTCTGTTGGAGATCAATTAAATTTAAAATTTAAACACAGAGACGGAAAAAATAAAAATGATGAAGAATGTGCACATGTATCAAATGTAAACGTGGATCTAAAAGAAGTTGAAATGGTATATGATGAATCACATAATAAAGAAATTGAAATAAATGATAAGATTACCATATTTCTAAAATATCCAAATATAGAAACTGCTAATAAAATCAAAAATACTGAAGATGTTGAAGGTATTATGGCTTTTCTATCTTCAGGAATAGAGTTTATTAAAGATGAAGAAACTTTACATGAAACAAAAGATTTTACACAAGAAGAAGTAATAGAATTTTTTGAACAATTTAATCAACAACAAATGCTTAAAATTCAAAACTTTTATCGAACTCAACCTGTAATACAACATGACATAAATTATACTTGTGAAAAATGTGGTGGAGAAGAATCTGTTATTCTTAGGGGTTTGCAGGATTTTTTAGAATAACGCTTTCTCATGATTCTTTAGAATCTCATTATTTGACTAATTTCGCATTAGTACAACATCATAAATACTCTTTAACAGAGTTAAATGAGATGATTCCTTGGGAAAGAGAAATTTATATTGAATTATTAAAAAATTGGATACAAGAACAAGAAACTGAAGCTAAACAAAGAGAAGCAGAAAGACATTAATGGCAGCAGCACCGAAACCATCTGGAGGAAGAAAACCAGGACAATTTGGTACAACAGAACTTCGACTAGGACGAGCAACTGGAATCGGAGAATTTTTTGATGTTTTAGAAGATGCGACCGCTAAAAGAATGGAAAGAATGGCAAAAGGATATCTACACGCCATTACAGCTTCTGCTCTTTCTCCATTACCAACATTTGCACAAGCTAGTATATATGATGCCATTACTGATCCTTTTGGGGGAGGAAGAGATACTGCACAAGATCCAACTGGAACTGCTGAGAGGGAACCTAATTTAGATAAATTATATAATGTACCTTTACCTGTTATAACACAAGAAGGAGAAGAACATGGAACAGCACAAAAAGTAGCAAGTGCGATTGGTATAGGTGGTACAAGGGTTCCATTATGGCAAAGTAATTTAGAAAAATTATTTAAGGTTCCTCTACTTATTACAGAGAAAAAAGATACATTAAAATTAATAGAAACAGAGAGAGAAACAGAACCAGAAAAAGTAAAAGACGACGAAAAACCCAAATTCAGCATGAAAGATTTTTTTAGTAGTCTTTTTGGAGGTATTGTTGATCTTGGTGCATGGATTTTAAAGGGTATTGGAACTTTAGCAATAGGTGCTTTAAAGTTTACAGGGGGTCTTGGTATTATGGGTCTAATGGCAAGTTTGCTCTTTAATAAAGAAATTGTAGATCAATTTAGATTAAAATGGGGTGAGGAAGCTGAAAAATTAGGAGCTAAAACTGAATGGGGTGCAAGAATAGCTAAATTTCTTGGTGGCGGTGAAGCAAATGGTCAATCTTTTGAAAAAGCGGCAATTGCAGGTCTAAAGGGTGGAGGAATCGGAGCT